CCTTGCAGGGTGAACATGTAGTTGGCCATGCCAACCAGATCGTATTCCATGGCGAAGGCAGGTTGCGCTGCTGCCAGCTGCATCACGCTGCCAAACACATCCATGTTGACAAGCTTGTCAACAGGCAACATGCCATCGCCCATCTGGAACTGCCACATGGTAGTGCGCAACTGCTGTGGGGAGATTTCCTGGGGCTGCCCAGAGTCGCGGTTCTGCACCGTAACTGACTTCTGGCGCTCCAGCAAGTTTGCACGCAGCTTGTACTTGATGGGCTGAAAGAAGCCGGATTCCACGACCGTTGCCATCAGGCGAGGTCGAGCATCTGAGTTGCCCATCACCTGAGAAACTTCGAAGCGCGTCTTGTTGCCCTTCTGGAACTGCCCGCGCTGCATACGGTTCTGGCCGGTAGCAACGTCCGCCATCTCCGTGAGCTCGCGGCCGACCGCGAAGGTTTCAGCCACGCCATCGTCGCGATACGGAGCTTGCCAGACGGCTTCGCTGAGCGGACTTCCGTAAGCTTCCTGCTTGATGGGGATGCGCGCGATAACGTCCGTGTTATCAATGTCGCGCTTGTTGATGCGAGAGGGATCGTAGAAGAGCCGATCGTACACCTTGCGCCGCTGCGATGCCAGGCCGCTGTTGTACATGGAACTGGCGAGTTGCTGGTAAGTGACAGCCAGGTCTTGGAACGACTTCGTTGTCCAACCATGGCCATCGTCCACCAGTTGCCCCACCACCATGGGGAACGAATCGTCCATGCTGACGATCTGCTTGGCTTGCACAACGACCTGGCGATTCACGATGGTGAACTTCCACATGCTGGGCTTGTTGCCATTGGGCCCGTGCATACCCACACTTTCTGGAATCACACGCCAGTACAGGTAGGTGACTTCGTAGCTGCCAGAGTATGTGGCGTACGCACCAGAGCGCTCCTTTCCGCCCCACACCATCCAATCGTCTTGTACTGTCTGAGACAGTTGCAAGTCTGGATTGATTTGCGGAACGAAGAAGCCATCACGACCCGCAGAAGACTGCGTGGTATTCATGCGAGACTCGAAAGCTTTCGTGGAATTCATGGTGGTGCTCGGGTCCTGGTCCAGGAACCATTGCTTCAGATTCACCATGCTCAGCACTTCGCTGTAGCCACAGAACTCCGCCTTGGTGTGCTGCTCGCAGGGCATCACACGCGTATCAAAGAAGGCATTGTAGAGCGGAACATGCTTGATTTCCGTGCCCTCGAACGCAATGGTGGTGCGATCGCTGGAAGGATCCAGCGGATCACTGAACTTCACACCAACTTTGTGGCTCTTCCAGTCCGTATCCACTGCCAGCAGGTTGTGCTTGAGCCCGTCGCGCAGGGCTCGCTGGAGATGCAGCGGATACTGGAACTGAATGGCACTTTCGCCAATCAGAGTTTCCAGCGAGGTCGCAAACTCCTGCATTTCCGGCGGCGCCACGACAGGGAACATCGGGTAGCTGGTGAGGTAAATCTCACTCAGCGTAGTGAGGGCAGATTCCACCTGGGGACCTGCCACCGGCACGGTGACATTCTGCAGCGGTCGCGGGTCGCCATTGAGGTTTGCGCGCCGCGCTTCCAGGTGCTTTTGCGTCCAGTCCAACTCGCGTGCGTACTGCCGATCTTGCAGCAGGAAACGATTACGAAGCTGCCCCAGCTGCGAGATTTCCGGAATGCGGTCGGTGAACATGTTGATGACAGCTTGCTGCACTGCCAGACTCGCAGGCAGCTTGCCGTCTGCGCTGGAACCATCTCGGCGCTTCTTGTTCCGCTCCTGGCCAGGCAGGGTGATTTGCGGAGTGCGGGCATTGTTGCCAACAGGAAACATGGTGGACATAGTGTGCCTTAAAAATCAGTTTGCAAATCATCGCTATACGCGGCGGCAGTGGCTTCTTCTTCCTCATGCAACGTGAGCAGCTTGTGCCCATACTTTTGCTTGATTTTTTCCATATACGCTACCAAATCAAGGATGTCATCCTTGTTATTCTTCTTCATTGGATCAAAATAGATAGTCTGGTGCTGAACCTTGGAGACAACAGAGCGATGCAGAGCATACTGCACTGGCTCCTTCTGGCAGAGGCGCTTTAGCCCGTCGATGATGCGGCTATTCTTGTCCTCTCTGCCTGGCAGAATCTCCCGCACATTGATTTGCTGCGACAGGCCAAGCTGAGCTAGCTTGCGCTTGATGTGAAACACCAGCACAGCTTGATACGCCACAGCTTCGACAATGATATTGCGCAGACCGTAGCGAACGCAGAGCTTGATGGGAATGTCTTCCTGCTGGGCAGGGTTGTACTTGTCTGCCAGCACTTCGCGCAGCGTACTGCGGGCTCCGCTCAGGATAACTACGCCAAAAGCAACATCATCGGACTTTTTCTTACCAAGAGACGGATCTATCAGTACATAGCCGCCATCGTAGATCTCTACTTCACCATCTTCAACTGGTTCTTCGATATTGAATTGCGTGATATCGAAGCCAGAGCGTGAGCCGGCCACATCATCGTTCATCACCTCTGCGAAGAAGATCTCTGGATGGCCCATGGCCTCGTCGTCTTGGAGTTCCGCAAGGATATCTTCCAGTGAACGATACTCAGGCCACAGAGATGAGCCGTCTGCGAGGATAGCTCCGCAAATGAACGAAACCCACGAAGGATTTTTGCGCAGCTTTTTGAGGATAGAGCCCTCATAGGGGTACATATTACCCACGAAGACGAAAACGCAACGCTCCTTGTTGTTCGCCTTCATCAAGGTGCCGATCATCCAGGAAAGCACGCGAGATGCTTCTGTTGGAGACTGGGCTTCTTCCTTAGACTGCATGTCATCCATGATGATTACATCAGGACGACGATACTTAAGGTTCAAGCCTCGCAGGGAGCTCTGCGCGCCAAGCCCGGCCAACACAATGTCGCGCCCACGAAAGGTGAACTTCTTCAAACCTAGCGTATCTTTTTCAATGGCTATACGCCAGTCGCCGAAGATAGCCCGCACGTTAGGGTTATCCAGCAAATCCACTACGTCAGCCAAGAAGTTCTCTGCCAGGCTAGCTGTGTTGCACACTACTAGGATGAATTGCCTGTCAGAGAACAGGATTAGCCACAGGCACCACAGCTTCAGCAGGATGGTTTTTCCGAAACCGCGTGGGATGCCGATGCATAGCTTTTTCTGCCCGCGCTCTTCCGTAGCAGCATTGGTAAGCAGCTGCCAGATAGCGATGAAAACTGGCGGAAAAAGGTACTTGAATATCTCTGGGACGCCAATGGCTGCCAGGAAGTTAAGATCAGACTTGCAGCGAGCTACCGCTGCGTCCCGATCAATACCTACAGCCATTAGATCTGGTCCTCAATAGGAATTTTGCGCTGAAGCACCACAGGCATTGCAGCCAGCGCGTGTGATCCCGGCACTTCTTTTGCTTCCTCGATGAGCTCCAGGCGCTTACGAGTTTCTTGCTCCCGCAGCAACGCAGTGACATTGCCCGCAGGCAGCGTGACTAAGGACCGTCCAGCCACCTCGATCACTTCGTTTGTGCCGTGCGAGAGCTTGAAGTGCACATGCGCAGCCTCTGGCAACTCCAGCGTGACAATGGTGGTAGGCGCAGCAGTGTTCGAGACTGCGGCAGAGCGACGCTTCGCTGAATTGAATGTATCGAACGCGCGCAGTGCCTCCATCGGCTTCATGAAAGGAACCATCTCATTGAGGCGCGCCAGCGTTTTCTCTTCCAGCGAATCAATGCGCCCATCATGCTCCGTATACTTCACGAGCCTAGCGCTGCGACGCGCCACAACTTCCGCGGCAAACTCCTCCTCCTGCATGAGCTGGCTAACATAGCCTTCGCTCAATCCAGTAGCCTGAGCTGCTTGCACCGGAGCCAGATTACTGTCTCCGAGCAACTTAAGAAGCTGTTCGCGCATAGTGAAGATGCCTATCAGGTCGCAGGGTGGCGTAGCACAGGGTGGCCGAGTGGCAAGGTGGAAGAGCCTAGCATAGAGCGAACTATAGCTTAGCTAGCTGCTAGCTGGAAGGGAGGAAAGCTCGGAGCTAGGTACTTGCTAGCTACCTCGCTAAGTAGCATTCTAGGTAGCTGGGTAGCGTGTAAAAAGTTTAGAAAAATTTTGGGAGTGCCTTAGATTAAAACCTCTCCCCAGTCCTAAAAAGGCCTCCCGCCCCCGGCTTAATTAGCCAGCGTTAGCAGTCAAAGCGGAGCGGTCGTCGAACTAGTAAGCTCGCGCAGCGATCGACGGACTGGCCAGGTCCAGCGGACAGGCTATTGGCTGTTCTGGCTGTTGCGGGTTAGGTTGTAAGCTTTAGCTTGCAACCTGGCACGCTGGCTGTTGGCTGCTGCACTGTAGTCCGCAAGCTTTAGCTTGTGGTCTACAGTGCTGGCTGTTGGCCGTTGGCTGTTCAAGAGGGTCGAGCAGGGAAACTTCCCTGCTAACGGAGACAGGAGTTAATAGGCCACACTAGCAGCTTATCGCTTTGCGAAGCTTGGCTGTTGGCTGCTTGGCTGTTCCGCTAAGCCGGCCAGGTCCCAGGACCTGCCACGTGCTCGCTATTGTTTGGGGGCTAGCCGATATGTACTCATAGCGGCTGGAACGCGAACAATAGCATCGTCACAGTAAGGCAGTATGGAGAGCACGTGATAGTAGGTATACGGGAGATTGGAATACGTTGTAGGTGACTGAGGTAGCTCCCACAGCTTGGCTAGTCGCACATAGCTGGCCAGGGCAGAGAATTGCTAGCTGCTTGCAGATAGCATCGTCCTTCTGATTGCGCGGCGCAGCACGCTTGCGCGTAAGCGCAAAATCAATCCTCTAGATGCTAGGCGTAGCACTAGCGCAGCTTGCTGCGCATGAGCGAAGCGATAGTTCGTCATTCTGACTGCCAGGCGTAGCACTGTGCGCCTCTGGCGCAGCGAGCTTGCTCGCATCGTCCTTCTAGTACTTGCTCTTAATAGGATGACTAGAAGAAAGGTAAAAATTTCTTTCGTAGCGGAGCGAAGAAAGAAATTTTTTGCACCACAATGGTGCTAGATGTAACAGGATGTAAAACCGCTGGCTAGCTGCCTGGACGCTAGGTTATACTAGAGCCCTAGCAGCAAAGAAAGGTTCTGTGATGTTTGAAGTTACCTGGACGCGCGGCGCGGCCGTGCTGGGGATCAGTACGCCCAAATACCGCACCGCTTTGGCGGTGTATATCTCGCTGCGGGCTGCTGGCTACAATGCCCGTCTGTGGAACCGTTGCACCAAGCGTCCGGCTTTGGCGCTGTAAAGGAAAGGTAAATCATGGCTGCCTGCGTTTGGCATAACTGGGAGCGGGCTTCGTGCCGTGAGTCGCGCCGTCTGTGCGTTCGTATGCGCCGCTCGCCGGTGTGGCCGCTGTTCAAGTTCCCTGCATACTGCGCGCGTATGCACGCACTGAAGCCGGACATTGTTACGCCTGCGCAGTGGCGCCTGATGGTGCTTGAGCATTGCGAGCGCATCTGCACTGTGCTGGAGCAAGAACTGACTTGCACGCCTGAGTGAGTCCAGCCGCTAGGGCAGCTAGCTCTAGCGGGTGCACTCCGCACCGAATGACAAACTAACTAGGAAAGCAAAACCATGTCGAACCTTAACACCCTGGCCGTTTCCCACAAGCCCGTGCCTAGCGTGGCCGATGGCCTGGAGCTGGTGGTGAGCACTCAGCGCAGCACCAAGGAAAACAAGATTGCGGAGGAAGATCGTTATCGTGCGGTGCAGATTCCGTGCCTTTCGCTTGCGGAAGCAGGCGTGCCAAAGCGTTTCGAGTTGATCCTTCTTGATGCGTTGCGCCGTGCTGCCGTGGCACAGTTGGGCGCGTTGTGGAAAGATTCCACCGATGGCCTGCACGCGGTCCCGGCGGATATCTGGGGCGTTGAATCGCTGCTGGCCTATGCGGAACGCACCAGTACGGCGGAACGGCTCACCGGCGAAGTGCTCACCGCTTGGTTTGCTGCTTCCGTGGTTGGCGGCAAGGCAAAGGCGAAAGGGCCTAAGGTGTTTGCCAAGTTCGAGAAGGCTTTCACTTCCCTGGCTGCGAGCGCACGCACCGAAAGCGAGGATGAATGCAAGTCCCTGCTTGCGTGCCTAGCTGGTGAGGATGCAGCGAGCTGGATTGTTGGTGCGATGGTGCGTAAGCTGACTGCTCGCCTTGAAAAGCTGGCTGAGGATGTGGAAAGCATTTCGCTTGATGATCTGGTGTGATGTGAGCTAGCACGCTAGCACGCTAGCACCACAAGGGGGCTTAGGCTCCCTTTCCTTTTGCACCTAGATGTGAATGCTTCTCATTCCGCAAAAGTACTTCGTCCTTCTAGAGCGGTATTCAAAAAGCTTGCTGCTGGCTATTACATATCGCGTCAAGAATTCGCGGCATCGCGAAAGGCAGCACGTAAGCTTCCTTTGCGTAACACTCTTAGCTTGCTTGCTGCCGGTTCTTGTGCTCTCTCTTCGCGTGCCGCTTGTGCGGTGTCGTGGCTGTTGCTCTTATCCATTTCAGATAATTTACATCAGTAAATTATCTGAACCATCCTAGCGCAGCGGTCGTCTTTCTAGCCTAGCGCAGCGGTCGTCCGTCTTTTTGGCCCGCTTCGCTTGCCCGCCCCTAGACAAGCTGTAGAATTATTAGTTGCGCTTGCTTCGCTAGGCTAGGTTTGCTAATTGCGCTTGCTGCTAGCTTCTCTTGCTAGTTCCTTCTCTTGCTAGTTCCTTCTCGCAATGACTTTCCTCAGGTGGCGAAAGGTGACATAGGTGACATAGGTGACTCAAGTGACATGGTGACATAAAGGCATTTATCCTTATTTAATATTCCGCCCCATTCACTCGCTCACGCTGCTAGTTCCTTTCGCTGCTGCCTGCTCTCACTTCCTTTCGCTGCTACTTCCTAAGCTACTTACTTCTCTTAGTATCCCTCCTTATGTATTATTATTTAATTAAAGATACCTTAATATCTCTAGCAATTAAGGGAGCATTGCTGCTAATAACAACTGCATATGCAGCAAGGAACTAGCTCTGCTGCCCTCTGCCCTGCTACTTACTCCCCACACTGCACGCACAGAAAAGCAGGAATAAATAAATAATCCGATAACCCTTCACTGTCACCTTGTCATGCATGTCACCCTAGTCACCCTTGTCACATCCAATCACCCGAGGAAAGTTCACATGAGAAAGAACTATCATGCAGAGCAGGCAGAGCAAGCAGAACCTGATGCCCATAGCTACCTGGCAAAGCCGGCTTTGCTACAGCCTAAAGCACCACTAATCCATTATCAAGCCTGTTCGCTTCGCTCACACCCTATGGGCAAGGGCTTGACAACGGAGCCTGCGTGGTACTTTCTGCTTCGCTATCCGGCAGCCAGGTAAACGCTATGGGCCGGCGCGATACAGAACAAACTACTGCATCCCTCGGACCTGCACCATACTCTGCAAGCACCCTACTCATCCTATCCTGCCTACTATCCTGCACCTACCTAGCACTCCTAGTTATCTATGCTACATGCTGCGATTATTAGGGTAAACCCCTACTTGACAAATGGTCCAGATAATGTATCATCGTCAATGGGTGAGCTTTCGCCCAGGCAGCTTAGCTAGTCTGCAGGGTAGTAACTGCCAGCTAGCTAGGATTCAGTTAGGTACGCAGTGCGTAGGCACTAAGGAGAAAAGCATTATGTGTGTACGAAATAGTGTTAAGGCAGCCGAGTCTAACGTGGTGTTTGAGTGGAATAGCTCCAGCAGTGCACAAGGCTACTACATTCAGAAGCTGAAGGACGGCCCGGTGTTTCATGGCTGGCCTAGCTACTTGAGCGAGCTGCAAGCTTTCGGTATTTGGTGTGTATCTAGCTCAGGCTTGGCTCCTGATTTGGTGCACTATGTTGTGGATGACTTCGGTACTTTGCAGCCGGAGCCCTGGTGCAGCTATGGCTATCTGGTCGATGCCGTGACTGCGGCCAGTAATTACGAACTCAGCTAAGGAGCACAACTACCATGCCTTACTTCTACGACATAAATCCGTTCAGCCACGAGCTGGAGCCATTCAAGCTGCGAGAGACTCCGCATAACCCTTGGAAGCCTTGGGAAGAAGTCCAGCGGCTGTGGATTCGTTCGCTGCGCAAGGCTGCGCAGGTAATACTGAATGATGAGCTAGTGGGTAATCCTTCCAGTGGCTACCGGACAATGGCCGCACCTGCTATCGCCCACTATGCACTCACAGGCAGTGGCGCAGATTTCCGCTCGCGTCAATGGTGCGCGATGCTAACTTATGAAAGGTCGCCAGCGGGACAGACCTGGCGGGAACATCCAGTCTACGCACCGGACTGTGACCGAGAAGATGCTGCCATGTATGCGCTGTTCCTTGCGGACGTGATAGAGCAGCAGACTCCGCAGGAATTCTCCAGCAACGTCTATTTGGCATTCTAATAGGTGCCAGTTCGTAGCGGGTTCTGCCCGCTTCCGACTGGTACTTTTGCCAGTGTAAGGAGAAAGCAACATGACATGGGAACAACACCGCAAAGAGTCGGAAGATTGGCTGGCTAGTTTGCCTAGTGACGCCAAGACCGC